GAAATCAAAGAGAACCGTAGTGAGATCAGAATTGCAAAGAATGCATTACTATCTTATAAAGGTGATCTTGATAAAGCTGAACAACAGGTTGAGGAAGTAGACACATCTAAACTAAAAGGTTTTCAAAACGAATTAAATGGTTTGATTACAGAACGTACAGATATGTTAGATCATCAGTCAGTACTAGGTGTCCTTTCGAATATATTAAAAGACGGTGGTATCAAGGCGAGAATTATCGCACAGTACATTCCTGTAATGAACAAACTTATCAATAAATACTTGGGTGCGTTTGATCTGTTCGTAGACTTCCGATTAGATGAGAACTTCAATGAAGTGATCAAGTCTCGTTTCCGTGACACGTTTTCATATGCATCATTCTCAGAAGGTGAGAAACTTCGTATTACATTGTCTATCATGCTTGCGTGGCGATCAGTTGCCAAACTGCGTAATAGTGTGAGTACGAACCTACTTCTACTAGATGAGACACTTGACGGTGCAATGGACGGTGCAGGTATCGATAGTTTGATCGAAACACTGCATAACTTGAATGCAGATGACAATATCTTTGTGATATCTCACAGAGGTGATCAGTTTGGTGATAAGTTTACATCACACGTCAAGTTTAACAAAGTCAAGAACTTTAGTGAAATTGCAGCTTGACAATCTAAGGAGAATGTAGTACAATGTGGGCATTAGTGTTTATATACTTTTACGATACCGTTCCATATGTGGAGTTGGTGACTAAACATGACGATATGATTGAGTGCTTCCATGCACGAGAAAAACTCGCTGTTGATGTTGGTAAAGGTGATGGACACTTTAAAACAGGACAACAAGCCCTCTGTATAAACCTAGGCGGAACTGAAACCTAAAGGACGTGCATCATGCAATACTCCGATATATCCTTCAAACCAACAAAAGTTCCACTAGGAATACAGGCAAGAATCTCATACGATAGTTATGAACTATCTATCGTACAGAACGAGTGTTCCTATGGAAACGAATTGGGTCTTTTTGAGATTGCGGTCTACAAAGATAAACAACAAACACCTCTAGAAGGTGTGACAGAAGATGGGGATACTGTAAAAGGGTTCTTGACACAAGACATGATTTCTGGTATACTTACTAAGATGACAGAGATCACACAAGAATCAGGAGTACAGTTATAGTGGTAAACTTCTACACAAGCGTAGAACGGTTTGGTCAAAAGATATTGACCAGAGGTTACGAGAACGGTAAACGTTTCTCTCGTAAGGTTCCGTTCAAACCATCTCTATATCTGCAGTCTGCCAAAGGTGAAGGGGACTTCCGTTCCTTGGAAGGTAACTTCCCTCTCAAGAAGATGACCTTTGACTCCATGCAGGAAGCGAAGACTTTTGTAGAAGATTACAAAGATGTGACCAACTTCAAAGTCTGTGGTACAACTAACTACGTTGCACAGTACATCCAAGAAACATATCCAGGCGACATTCAGTTCAACGTCGAAGACATCAACATCTTCTCGTTTGATATTGAGGTTGACATCAGTGATGGTTATGCAGATATCAATACTGCAGACAAAGAGATCACGTCGATTGCAATCAAGTCTTCTAAGTCTGATACCTACCACTTGTTAGGACGTAAAGACTACGACAAAGATGCGACGATTACTGGGATCGATCCTGATGACATCCAGTTCATGAAGTTTGACACTGAGAAAGCTTTACTTCTACGGTTCATTCAGATCTGGAAGAATGATTTCCCTGATATCGTTACTGGTTGGAACGTTGAGTACTTTGACGTTCAATACATTGTGACACGCATCATTCGTTTGATGGGTGAGAACACTGCGAAGTCACTCTCACCTTGGGGTAACATCCGTCAATCTTCACGTGAGATGTATGGTAAACCTCAGAGTACTTGGAGTATATCAGGTCTCTCAGTTGTTGACTATATGGATGCATTCAAGAAGTTCGGATACAAGTACGGTACACAAGAGACGTACAAGTTGGATCACATCGCACACGTTGTGTTGGGTGAGAAGAAACTTGACTACTCTGAGTATGGTAACCTTACTGGATTGTACGAACAGAACCCCCAACTCTACTTGGACTATAACCTCAAAGACACACAACTTATCCAACGCATGGAAGACGAGACTGGACTGATGTCCCTCGTTATGACTATGGCGTATGGTGGTGGTGTTAACTTGCGTGATGCGTTCGGTACTGTGGGTATCTGGGAGACAACGATCTATCGTCGTCTTCTGAATGACGGTATTGCACCACCTCTTAAAGATGGTGCAGGTCAACGTGGTGATGAACTGGTTGGTGGTTACGTGAAAGATCCTAAAGTTGGGATGCACCCTTGGGTGGTGTCCTTTGACTTGAACTCTCTGTATCCACACTTGATGTTGCAGTACAATATGTCACCAGAGACTTTGGTGAAACAACGGTTGGAGTCTGTGTCTCAGGAAATGGTGTTGGAAGGTAATTACCAGAACCCCGATCCATCTGTATCAGTTGCGGCAAACGGTGTTTGTTTTTCTAATGAGAAGATTGGTATCATCCCTCAGATCATTGATGAGTACTATGGTCGTCGTTCTGAGATTAAGAAAGAGATGTTGAAGGTCGAACAGTCACTTGAAGATGCGACAGATCCTGCAATGATCAAGAAACTCAAGTCTCAAGTGACGCAACTTCACAACTCGCAGATGTCTATCAAGATCTCTATGAACTCGTTGTATGGTGCGACTGCAAACGTTTACTTCCTCTACTACATTATGGAATTCGCAGAAGCGATCACTGTCTCAGGTCAGTTGTCTATTCGTTGGGCGCAGAAGTCTGTGAACGAGTACTTGAACAAACTGTTGAAGACAGAAGGTGAAGACTACATCGTCTACATCGATACTGACTCTATCTACGTAAACTTCGGTCCTCTGATTGAAGAGGTGTTCGGTACGGTTGACATCAGTCGTAAACAAGGTGAAGAGTTCCTCGACAAGATCTGTGGAACAAAGATCGAAGCGATCCTAGACAAGGGTTACCAAGAACTATCTGAGATCATGGGATCTTACCGTCAAGCTATGTTCATGAAACGTGAGAAGATCACTGACAAGTCTGTGTTCATTGCGAAGAAACGTTACATCATGAATGCACTCAACTCTGAAGGTGTTCACTACGAGACACCTAAGATATCTGTTACTGGTCTCGAATCAGTACGTTCATCTACTCCCCAGATTTGTCGTGACACACTCAAAGAGACTTTCAAGGTTATTATGGAAGGTACTGAAGAGAACGTGCAGGACTTCATCGCAGAGTTCAAGGATAAGTTCTACAAGTTACCACCAGAAGATATTGCGAAGAACTCTGGTACGAATAGTATCGAGTCTTATATGCATCAAGGTGGATATAAGAAGGGTTGTCCTATGCACGTGCGTGGATGTATCCTCTTCAATCAATTCCTCAAGTCGAAAGATCTCGACAAGAGATACGAATCGATCCAATCAGGTGACAAGATTAAGTTTGTCTATCTGAAACAACCGAACCCAGTGAAAGAGAATATGATCTCATTCCCAGGCGTTCTACCACCAGAGTTCGAACTGCAACAGTACATAGATTACGAGAAACAGTTCGAGAAAGTTTTCCTTGGCCCGATTGAACCAATCCTAGAAGCGATTGGTTGGGTTCCAGAGAAGATAAACACACTAGAAGATTTCTTTGTATAGGAGGCAACTGTGGAAAAGATTGAACGCAGACTAAAACATCTGGAAGATAGTCACTCGCACCAACACAACATAGTAGAAACATTGATTGCTGAGAAAGCACCAGAATACACAATTATAAAAGCGAAGAAAGAAAAACTTCGCATTAAAGATATGATAGAAAACTTGAAAGGAAACATCAATGGTCGATAAACAAAAATTGAAAGAACAACTGACAACAGGAATTGTTGCAGTAGAATTTGAAAAGTCAGATGGAACTCTACGTAAGATGAGTGCAACTCTGCAGGAAAGTTTCCTACCAACACCAGTCGCATCTGATGATGAGATTAATCGTAATCGTGCTCCGAACGAGGCGATCCAAGTTGTTTGGGATACTGAATCAAATGGTTGGCGATCATTTCGTTTTGACCGTCTCAAAACAATTGCAGGAGTTGCCGTTTAATGTCTTTGTTTGATGATATTAATAAGTTTGCAGAAGCATGTGATCAACCACCTAGTGCAGACAACTATAAAATGTATCTCTCTCTTATTGATGAAGAGGTTGGTGAACTTGTCGAGGCAGTAGCTGCAGATGATAAGATTGAACAACTTGATGCATTAGTTGATATCCTCGTCGTAACCATTGGTGCAATTCGTGCAGGTGGTATGGATGGACAGGGTGCCTGGGATGAAGTTATGAAAACAAACTTTGCGAAGATTGACCCAGAGACTGGTAAAGTTCGCAAGCGTGAAGATGGTAAGGTACTAAAACCAGAAGGGTGGAAAGCACCACAACTGGAAGAGTTCCTACAGGATCATTTAACGCACTATGTTTAAAAGACTGGATATACCTGCCGTACCAGAAGAAATGATTTTACCTCTTGATGAGATATTGAAATTAAAAAACTTCTTTGGTGGGTATACCGACAAGTATACGATACATGACTGTCAAGACGATTTGTACTTTTGGTTGAAAGATGTGTTTCCAGAATATAATAAGTTCT